CTGGGGAGAGTCTGCCTTACACTAAGCAGTAAGAGCTTTAATTATAATTACTAATCGTCAAAAGACTAGATATTGGATGAACTGTTCCGATCAGATCCGTACTCAAGGAAAACGCGAGCCATGTCAAGATCTTTTGCCATGTTTGACCAACCTTTCGTGTCAAAACCTTGCATCGTTAGAAACATTAACAGCGCGGACACGTCTGCATAACCACCGAACTCACGTTGTCCAAGTCTCGCGCGCAGAGCCATTGCAGCATCTGGTTGCAAACGAGTTACAGCTCGATCGATCATACCATTGTGGATCTCTTGGCGGAAGCCAGGAGCGATACTTTGAGCGTAACGTAGGAAGCTACGGCCCAAAGATCGGCGAAGATATGCAACGGTGACTTCGTCAGGACCATCATTGTTGATAGCACGTTGTTTTGTCAGATCCTTAAGCAGCGCCTCGATAGTCTGAAACACGCTGATTACGGTATGGAAAACATCATCGTTGTAGATAGGGACTACAAGAGAAGTGTTAGATAAAGACTTCATACCGCCAAGTTCTGACGCTTTAAAAGCGCCGTTGACACGACTATTGTTAATGGTGATGTCCCATGCATATCTGGAAGTGAGACTAGCGAGATTAGCCTCAGGATCGAAATCCATGATACGACTATCAAAAGCAACAGGTGCGATTAACTGTGGACGCGGATCGACTGGACTTTGAGGTTCAAACTCATCTGCAGCTATGAATACCTCAGCAAGACGATTGGTCACGTAAGTGGTCGAGTCGAAAACGCCCCTGTTTAAATCACCGAAATCACGCTCACTAGTGTTGACATGATACCACCAGCCGTAATCTTTCGTCATATCAGGGTTGAGCCCCGGTTTGACTACACTACCGTCGGCTTCGATCTTCACGCGGATGCGTTCTGACATTAAGCAGGCCACTTCATGGTGCCCAGCCTCTTGAAGAGTGCCGAGATCGATATGATAACCGAGTTTATAGTTAGTATAACCGGCTTCCACCGCATCCGTGAGGAAGCTAGCGAGATAACCAGCGACGGCATCAGTTCCTAAACCTGCAGTTTGACCATATGCTGAAGCAACTGCCTCGGCTACACGTTCTTTAGTAGGAATAACGGTTACGGCGCCTGCGATTTCAGCATCTTCGAAAGCGTACACACTTTGGGCGACGGCTTCGGGTTTAGCAGAGCGATGCAGAATATACGAAACGGGACGGCCACGCAAGTCGCGAATTTTACGCAAGCCTAAGCTACGCATTACTTCATTCTTACCAACAATTGAGTAACGTTGAGATGTCTTGAGTGCAGCTAATATGATAGGTGCCCAATTGTTCAACTTCCAACCGTCGTTCAAGGGTGTAGCGTTACCAGACGGTAGACTGAGGGCGGCGTCAACGAAAACGTAATTCTTAGCAAGTTCCTGAATTACTGTGTTGTCGCGCCAGGACTGGGTAATAGAGCCCTTGAATCCAGTCAATTCGGGGTCGATAGCTGCACGAACACCAAGTACCATATCACCTACCACACCACTAAGCTCGTTTACGTCTAGCAGCGCTTTGCCCACGGCGTACAAAGATTGAGCTACAGCAGCGGCGAATGACCTGTTAGTGTACTTCTTATTTGCGACATCAATCTTGTCGATACCACCCAACACGCGCACCACTTCTTGCATACCAATATCGTCCGCGAGACTTTGAGTTGTCACGGGAGTAAACGGATAGTAGATACGTGTTGTAAATGTGCCCGAGTCCTGAATAACACCACAACCAATTAGATGAGAGTTGACAATTTCTGTCACCACTAACTGTACACGAGGGTCATTTTCTACACGAGCAATAGCCTTGAACAAATCTTTCTGCAACACCGCAGCGTCACCAGGCTTAATTGTGTTTACAGGAATAACCGAAGTTAAAGGCTCTACCAACTTGTTAGTTAGGAAGAAAGTGGCGCACTTTTCGCGCACACTAGGGTCGGCGGCTCTACGCATGATCATGTTCAGGTTTGGCTTGGCACGGAAGATAGGTTCTGTGACCACGGTGCCGGCCAAACGGTCAAGAATGGTTGAAACGATCTGAACATTGACAGTGTTAGAAGGGATAGAGCGCGATGAACCGTTATCGCGTTCAAGGAATTTTACGCCAGACGGACGGTTGTTACCACCGTTAGATCCGTCACCTGACGCTTCGGCTTCTGTATCAGCAGCGGACGCACCAGTCGTAGCGTTCAAGATTTGCGTTTCTTCAGCGCTCAATTTTGTACCGATGTTAGAGTTTGAAGGTTTAGTGTTGTTTGTTTTACGAGTTGCCATTTTATTTCCTTAATAATAATAATGATGAGTAATTTAACGTATAGTCGATTAGTATCAATCGACGCTCGCGAGAACTGATCGACGTAATGAAGCAGCGAAAGCCGCGTCAGTGATGTCGTCGCTCGTAACACTAGACGATGTGTACTCTTTCGATGAGGATGAAGAGCTCGCCCCGTTTAACAAGTCCATAGTGCCGTCTTTAGCGAATTTGGCAGTGAAACTGCCTGATTCACGTTGTAAGCCTTCGCCACGTCTAGCGACATATGACCACCTATCGCCACCGTCGCTGTATACCGTCATAGTCGCGTTTGATTTGGTAGCCTCGACTAGCAATTGGACTACTTCTTCATCCGGTGAAGACGGGTTGACAGGTACGTAGAGGGTACAACCAGTGTCAGCTGCCAATGTGGCCCAACGTGAGAAGAGAGGAAGTACCTCACGTGATAGACCGGATTTCATGGCGGCGCCTCCCATTAAAGAGAGCACGTCTTTAACTGAGTCAAGAACTACATCATACCCAGACAGTAATGCTTGCGCTACTTTAAAAGCGGCATCGTCCTCGTTCGTGATGTAACCAGCTAGAGGTTCGCCGTAACGAACGATGTGATAATCCTGATCGCCATAACCCGCTAGAGCGTGTGCTAAAGGGGTTTTGCCGGCGGCAGCGCCGCCAACGATGAGGCACAAACCTGCAGGAACGCGCACGTCACCTATCATCTTGTTTGTAGGAGCCGAACCCGGATGCATTTTCGTTTCGAATCGTTGATTCCAACCGGTACGGCGCAGAGCTTCTTTGTAGGAAGCGACCCGCGCGGAGTAGGCACCTTCCGCCTCATCCTTAATACCTTTTGGGTATTGAACGCGATTGCCGTCTGCACCGATTAGAACGTTACTGGAACCGAATGGAAAATTCAGAATCGTTGACTCAACGCCATGGAGGCGCACGAACTCATCAAACGAGTCGCGGAATATCATTTTTGCGCGGCCAGCGAAATTGGGCGAAGCCATCTCCATAAGAGACGCGATTTCGGCGGCTCGACCTACCTTATTAATTAACATTGAATAGCTCCTTATTGAATGCTACCTGTGAAGTAGCGTTTAACTAAATGTTCGAATTTCTCGAACGGTATTTTTGATACCACCAGTTCAAGAACTTCGTCCGATACTTCAGAATCGAGGAACTTGTAGTGGAGCTTGCTAGGATCTTCTAACACTTCGCGATCAGCAACAGTAAGCGCGCCATATGAAAAAGGGGCCTTCTGTTCAGCATCAACGATCATGCTATGAAGCGTGCCAAAGTGCGGTGCCAACATATCGTGGAACAATCTGTCGTGCACTTCCCAAGCTAACTCACCCAATGGATGTCTTGCTCTATTGTTGATACGTTCAAGCACGCCAATATACCAAAAGGGCCTGAAATTACCACCTATGCTACGCTCGGGCACATATATCTTTTCAAAACCTGTGTGCAAACGTGGCGTCGCGTGATATTTCAAAGAGTCGTATTTATCGGGTATCAGCAGATTGCCCGAAAATACCGCGCCTTCTTCACGCGTAACAACATAATGTCCGGCGTCAAGATCAGCACGTTTGGCTTTGAATAGGTCCAATATGCCAGGGTTCTTGGTGTAGATAATCTCGTCATCACCGTTATTGATGATACCGATCGAACCCTTTCCTTCTAAATACAACCTCTCATTTCCAAGAACTTCTAAACCCATCGCGTCAAAAATAAATAACGTTTCGATGACTTTGTTGCCCTTAGCCATTAAGGAGGTCCACGCGTGTCCAGATCTGTTTCCAGCCATGACCTGAGGTTCAAGATTACGTGGATCACCCACCCAAGTGCCACGAGTGCCGTTCATATCTAACGGTCTCGCGTAATACGGTGAGAAATATAACATTTCTGAAATAGATACGAAACGAGGGTCCCAGAACTTTTTAGCCATCTCGTGTGCTACAGAGATTGCTTCTTTATCCATAGACCTGTCATACTCTTTAACGTCACCTGCCCAAACGTAGTTACCGTTGACGACATTTTCGATTTCTTCGGCGGTATTTACGTGAAATACGCTAGGAAAACGTTCAAACAGCGAAAGCATTGTGCCGCTTGATATGATCGACAGTAAGCAGTTAATAGCCCACGGACCAGCATGTACAACCCGGGCGCGAGTAGCACTAAATTCAGACCACTCTTTGCCATCAACTACGACCTTTTTGTCAGCGTTGAACTCGTTACCAGATTTACCACCAGAAAGGATATATTCTAGATCAAATACGAGGCGTTCCTTTCCTGGAGTGTCCACCTGATCACGTTTTTGAATATACATAGCGAAAACTATCTCAAACGTGTCAGCCAGTTTAAGCCAGTCCTTAGCTTCGACAGCCTGGAGTATTTGTTCGAAGTGATCACTCTCGTAGACGAACAGAGCGAAATCATGCTTCCAAACGTGGTCCGAGGTATTGCGCCTCTGACCGCTCGTTGATTTCTTAGTGATCTTCACCGAAGCTGGTGAGTATGCCGAGAAAATCAACGTCCAAACGTTCTCGGCTATAGTACGTTGTCTAGCTGTGTAGCCAGATTTCAGACCAAGTGAAATACGGTAATCCTTGTTATCGAGCATTGTATATGACATGGGGTTCATCATATAACCCGCTAGCGTGCGCAGACGATCGAAACTTGTATGCACACCATTTAACGCGAACAAATCGTTGTTAAGATTAACAGGACACGCTTCGTTTAATTCAAAAGACAACTTAGCCTGGAAGTTCATGCAACGAGGGTCGAATGATGCTATCCCCGGCAGAACCATCTTCGGAGCCCTGGTAACTAAAGGTTTGTTATGGGCAGCCACACCATTACCGAAGACGTACTTAAGCCCATCTGGACCGGACATGCTTCGCAGCGTGCCGTACTTCTTGATATACGTGTGTGATGGATCAATCATCTTCGGCCGCCCCAGTCGTATCTTCTGGTTTAAGAGTTTTTGTGCCATGTAAGACCTCCATCGGTACGTCAAAAGCTTCGAAAGCTTTGACATCTCCAGATTTACGAGTAATACGACTCATTTCGGTCTTGTAGATTGAGTCGTCAACCTCCTTTTTGTCAGCCAGTTCGGCGCGACGTCCAACCTCTAGCAGATCGTTAACTACAGAATGATAAGCTACACGAGGCAACTGCCAAGTAATAGAGTCAAATTCGCCTGAATACGTTGCTCCGGGCACACCTGACAGCACCACCGCCTTAAATCCAAAAAGGTCGGGATATTCACTGATGCAGGATAAAAGTCGAGTTTGGTCGTCGCGTAGGACGACGACTGCTTTAGGCCCGCTGAGAGCGATGACGTCAGCGATAGTCTCAACGGCTACGTATTGCAGTAAGCCATCCTCGGGCAACTTCTCTCCGTACGGAGCGATTAGCCTTTCGGGTAATTTACTGTCTTCATTGCGATCAACCTTTTCGGTTAAGCCATCAAAAATGTTCATGGTGTAGTCCTTGTTAATAATGTTAATGGCCTTTAGAGCCGGGAGATGAAGCATTACGCAGAATCGACCTATATTAATCCTGCGAAGGTCGTCGATCAAAACGCCTATTTCATAACTGCCAACAACAGCTGAGGGCAACGATTCAACTAGTGCATCGTCGGCTTCTTGATGACTAATTTGCAACAGCGTGATAAAGTTGGCGGACCGGCCATGGTCGTCAACCAATTTAATGATGATCATCGGGTGAACTCCTTATATCTGTAGAATCTTTACTTTCGCCAGGTAGTCGGACGGCTAGTACATAATCGCCGCTCATGCCTAAAGAACGTGCCATGTCGACAATGGACGCACGTTCTGCAACTCTCGTTGGATCGTTGACAAGCTTGTGAGTGAATGAATAGTTAAACCCTAGGTAGAAACAGGATCTAACCACCTCAGGGTACAGATCGAGTCTGAGCTCGCTGGCCTGTTGTTCGGTTAAATAAATAATCATATAAGCTCCTAATTGACGGAGCTGAAATCATCGTTCGAGGGGTTCATAGGATGGCCTGAAACTGATTTCAACACATCATAGTGAATGAAGGGAAAGTTATCATCCGCGGAGCTAATCGGATAGGCCGTGTCGGCCGTACTAGCTAACCACGCATAATACTTTTGCAGGCGCGCTGCGCGTTTCGGGTTTGATAAAACTGTTGGTCTTCTAATATGCAAGCGGTCTTCTAACGCATAGATCTCCTCTTTATGAACTAACTCGACGAACTTTAAGAAAAGGTTGAGTACGACACCATGGAAAGTGTCTTCATCTGCTTCGCTGTAGAAATGTCTTAACCAATCCATTGTGTTACCGTCTGAAATTAGATAAGATTGGAAAGAATTACGCTTTCCGAAATATTGAATCTCTAATTCATTTACAGCGGCGTTATAACTCGAAATTTCGAATGTACCGCTAACGTTAAATACGACGTCGAACTTGTTTAGGAACCAAACATCCGTTAGTTCGCGCACACGTTGTAATGCACTCGAATTAATAAGGATTTTTGATGGTGTAACTTGCAAATCTACTGAACGAAACATAGTTATTTCTCCAAGATAATGTCGGGTATCATTCGACAAGTTAATTGGGCCCTCAAGTTGCCAAGCGGGTTACCTTCTTTCGTTTACTTCCCTAGTCACAGGGGTCGGCACAAGTTTCGAAGCTTTCAGGTTCTAGACCGTGTCTGTTTACACGAAAAGGGCGCGTGATAAAGACGTCCCAAAAATCTACCGATTCACCCTTTGGGGCTATCGCGACTATATATAAATTTTTGTGCCC